CCAACGAGCTTTACCCCGTTGTTTTGTGCCTCATTAAACCCATGCGCCAAAATCAAATCGTTGGGGGCAAACCCCGCAGCAGAACCAAACACAGTAGTGTACCCTGCAACTTCTGTCGGCGTAACAGTATCTCGATCAACGCCGGATAAAAATGTCCCATTAGCCAGCGGATAACTCGACGCGTTCTCATGAGCATCCGCAAACATGAAGCCCTGCATCAAGCGGTCGGTATTCCCATTCGTCACATCGGTGTTGAATCCACCCGACGCTTCCAAGTCGGTAATCGTTCCTTTCTGACGCTGACGGGATGGGTCAATCGGTTCCCGCGCCACGGTGGTAATCTCTCCACCAAAATCGGAATAGCTGTTGGGTTCAGCTTCGCGCCAAACGGGGGCGGGTGAGGTACGGAGAGTCTTCAAGCACTCTTCTTCCGTGTACGCCAAACCAGTGGCGTTACTATCAATTTTGTTCACAGGACAAGTCATCTGCTTTACTCCTTAGCCTTCTTCATCGTATTCATATTCGGCTACGACATTCAACCGATACCATTTTTCTTCTGGTTCAAATTCGTTTATGCGGACGTTGGTAAACCAAATCCCGCCTTCTGTCTTTTTGCCTCGGAAGCTATTTCTCACAGCCGCCGCAAGCTTTCGCCCGTTGCTCATTCCTTCGCTGTCCATCTTTGGGCAGAACAACTGAATGAACACCAAGCCGTTTGTTTGATACCGCTGACCGCACACACCGTTCCTCAGCGTCGATTGAGCGTCTGCAACGGTCTGTTGGGTCACTCGCGCCCAATACACGTTCACAGGGAGCTTAGACGGTTCTTCTACGCCTTGATAACGAACTTCTGGCACATATCCCACAATTGCAGGAGCCTCGGCTGTCCAAGCATCATGGAACACGGTGAAAATCTCATCGATGGCTTGTTCGTATTCAATCACGTTGCAAGCTCCATGATGTGAACGATTGCGCCGTCGCCGTTCGGGTCAATGCTTTCTATCGCCACAACCGTCAATACCTGCCCCGATGTTCGGGTAATTGTGTCCTTCAAAGCTGGTTCAAAATCAACTGCGCCCATAATGCCCTTCACGTTTCCTTTCGGGACAACGGTGCTGGGCATATATTCGTCGCTTCGTTTGCCGGATCCGCTCATCGGAACAAAAGCAATATCAACCGAGTGCGCTACACTGGTCGCCGCTGTTGGCTTCCAAGGTGTGGCGGGGTCAACCGGTGCGCCATTAGTGAGCTGGGTCATCGTCACGGATTCGCCCTTCTCAGTAATCAGCCGGTGCGCCATATCTATTTGTTGTTGGTAATACAAATCAGGCACGTCCAAACCCCACAGAGAGAAGAACAAAGCCGCTCGATGTTAGGAGGTTGTCGGCAATCTGATAAACGCCCCACGTTCCAGCACTCGCCTTGGTTCCAGCATATTCTTTCGAGGATTCCAAAACATCAACCTTGTCGGATTCTTTCTTAATGCTCTTATCCGAGGCGGAAACAACAATCGAAAGCGGGGTCTTTGTGGAGAGTCGGGCATATTCGGCGCAGGCATTCTTTACCTCGCGCGGTACACCTTCAACAATATTACAAAAGCTGTCATAAAGGAGATTTCGCGGAAAGCTGGTCGTCTGGTCGCGCCCATCAAGTGGCTCGCCATTATACTTAAACCGCTGTCCAATATATTGCGTGGCATCAACAATCAAGCCCTGAACAGTCGCGTCAACTTGCGCCGTCGTGTCGATGTTCCGATCAGTCCAATACGCCCGATATTCCGCAACCGTAATGTATGCGTTTGCGTCGGCTACCGTTCCTGTGTCGTTCTGTACGTTGAATGCCATAATAAAAGAGTGCCACGACTGGCGGAGAAAGGGGGCCAGCCGTGGACTTAGGGGTGGAATTAGTGAGTGATTGCAACCATGTAAGCGTCAACCTTGCCCGCCGATTCATCTTCGGTGGTGGTCAACTTCACTTTGGCATACATATCAGAAACTTCGCGGCCAAGAACAAGTCCGGCCAGCTCGTCACCTGCGGCAATTGCGCCGAGGGCTACGGTCTTTGCTACTTGAGTGACGTACGTGCCGCCAGAAGTTGCGCAGGTTTGCAGTTCGATAAGCAGGGCCGCCGTGAGGGTGACTCCGGTATCAACTACAACTTTTACTTCAACGCCAGCAACGGTCTGACCGAGCAAAAAAGCGTCGGAAGAGGCGGCTGTGGAATCGGGGAGAGCTTCAGCAGTCCAAATAGCGTCGGGGGTTGCTTTCAGATCGCTTCCGATGGTGTGGTCTACGATTGGTGTGGCCATGTTATACTCCTTGTTTCAATGTTTCTTCGATTTTGGTTTTAATGGATTCGGCTCCGGACTTGTGATGGAACTTGGCTCCGATGGACTTTGCATAATCTTTCAGCGCGTCAATATCGTCGGAAACTCTCCAATCAAAGCCAGAGGGTTCCGGCTCGGCTTTTACCGCTTCCGGTTTCGCCAATCCTTTCTCAAGCTCTTCAATTCGTGCCTCAAGCGATAGCAGGACAGAGTTCATTTCCTTTACGCCGTTTGTTTTAAGTAGTCTCATCTTTTCCCTTCTCCTTTCTGTGCCACAGATTGCACCGCCACCGAAGCAACGGCGCAATCAATTAGCCTCGGTTAAAGTCCGGTCTCGGTGGCTTCAGTCTGACTGAAGTTGTACGAGGTAATAATCGGAATACCGTTCCACAGGTCAAACGTGCGGTTGAAGTCATTCACCATAACATCAGTACGGAGCGAGGAACCTTTATAGGTGTTCAGCGCGTTCTTCAGCTTCGGGTGCATGTAGATGAACGTGTTGCCCGGGTTTCCGCGAGCGTTCAGGATCATGTCATCAATCATCGCCTCGGTAGGCAATTTGACGAAGCCGGTGGACTCAGAAGTAGATGCAACCAAATCAATATTGGCAATGCCAGACACATAGCGAGGGTTGGCAAGCTGGACACCAATCCGCATTTTCATACGTTGGGCATAACCGAGGGTTTGACCGTCAGACAGCGTGTGAAGAGTTCCGCCGTTGATAGGCATGATGTCGAACACTTTGCCGTTGCCCCAGCCATTCGGGTCATACAGGCCGGTAGTCTCGCCAGTAACCCACTTAACACAAAGCATGGAGTACATTGACCCGCTGTTGGTTCCGCCTGCATCAGCAAGACGGCTGTTGGCCTTGGCATAAGCGCGGATGTTGTTATACAGGATGGTGGTTTCGAGATTAGCACCGGTAGCGCGGAGAATCGAAGGAAGCTTTCCATCGAAGTATTGGCCAATCGAACTTCCGAGCACGTTCAACTTATCTTCGCCGACTTCCATCTTACCAGCAATCTGGTTCAGGTCAGTTGTGACGATTTCGCCGTTTGCGTCGATGGCTGGAATCACGTCATCAAGGTCAACAAACTGTGCGCCCGTTACGTCTTTCAGCTCTTCAAATTTGTTTTGAATGCCATTGGATGCGGCTTGCATCGGAATCATCGCGAAAATCGGGGACTCTTCGGTGATATAATCAACAACGCCTGGTTGCTTCGTAGCGGTCTTGATTGCAAGCTCGCGGAACAGGTTCTTTGTACTCATGTTTCATACCTCTCTGGTTGGTTTAAGAAAATTAGTTCGCAACCAGAGAGATTTTAACGATGAGGGTTCTCGGGTCGCCTTATTTGCCGTTCCAAATATCTTGGGAGCAATTAAGTCCATCAGGTGCAGTTGCACCATCCCGCGTTCCGCCATCGGAGCCTTGAGCACCTCCAGATCCGCCACCGGAATTTTGAGGTTTCAAGTAAGAGCGTTCTTCCACAAAAGAGGAAAGATAGGCCTTAGCTTCGAGACCACTTTTATCCCCCATGTCGGAGTTAGTCAATACCTTTCCATCAGAAACTACAAATTTGTTACTGATGGTGTCGATTGTGTCAAAAATGGCTTCATCTCGCACGATGCCGGTCGCGGCTTTTGCAAGAGCGGCCTTGATTGTTGAGGTGGTCATCTCACCCTGAAGCCCTGAATATTTCGTTTCAAGGTCGGCGTTTGAAGTCGCAAAGGTTTCGTTCTCGCGCTTCAATCGTTCCATTTCAACGCGATCTTCTGCCGACAGCTTCTTGCTTTCGTCGGATTCATACACCTTGATTTTGTCTTCCAATCCACCAACTGCACCCGCCGACGTTTTCAATTCGCCCTTGGTTGCCGTGTGATCTTCGCGCTCTTTACGCAATGCTTCGGTTACTTTATCAACATCAACCTGCGTTTTCATCCCGTCAACCTGAATGCCGTAGCCTTCGCCGTCCTGCTTGTATTCGGACTGTAATGCTTCTGGAAGTGCTTCGTATTCGGTTTTGTTTACTGTGAGTTTTAACATTAGCTTTCTCCTTTTGTGATTTTAGTCGAACCGAAATCCATTTCCGTTTCCCAGTTTGGAACCTCGCGATAAAGCCTGTCCAATTCCTCCGGTGTCAGCACAATCTCGGTCACCCACTTGCCCATATACGAGGCATTCATAATCGCTTTTGAAATTATTGCAGATACTGATTCTTCAGTATTAATCTTCATTCCCCTTCTCCTTTGGTAATTTGCTCGTGCCCCAGCTCAATCGAATCCGCAATCATTCGTAAATACGCAACTGTGGCTTCTAGTGAATTACTGTCATCTAATTTAAACATCCGAGCAAAAACATCATCCCCTGAATGGAATTTGATTCGGTGCTCTACTCCGTTGCCGTGGACTGTGGCAAAGTTAAACTTTGTGACTTTTGTCATGATTCCCTTCTCCTTTTCCCGTTACAGGATACCCTTGTTCACTAACTGCGCAATCGTGTAGCGGCTCCCAGACGGTGCAACAAAATCGCCCATATCCAAATCGCCACTATCCCAACGCGCAAATCTGTTCTTTCCTAAATAGTCTCGCTGAAAGCTCTTCGGTTGTCGAGCAAACCACGGCTCAAAATCCATTGATTCGGGTAGCGTTCCAATATTCTTCTCAAGCCATCGCTTCTTTTCGGTCAACACTTCGGCGGTATGCTGTGCAACGCCCTGAGAGTCCCAAGCTTTGCCACCAACGCGTCGCCGTGCATTCTTGGAGAAATCCACACCATTCACCTTGAGAGTGGACGGATGCGCCATTTCTGACGGAATTGGGTAGCGCGTGCTTCGACAATTGGGATGCAACGGCGGATATGGCCCAGTACCAACCGCATAAGTATTTCCTGACAAGGATGCGCACAAAAACGAGGTCTTGCTATCCAAGATTGCGGAGAACACTTCCAAGAGCTTGCCGGATGAAACCATCTGCCCTTTTTTTTTCGCGCCAACGGTTTTCTGATAAGCATCAGCCCACGCCGACCGCGCCCGATTTGCTACGCCAGCCGTAACGGTTCGCGCCAGCATTCGCGCTGAGTTCTGGGATGTCACCAGCGCACCGTCTCGAAACTTCTGCGCCTTGGTTCCAAATAATCCGGTAGCAATCGCCTCGGCACTTTCATTATTCGCAACGCCTTGAGAGATTGCCCGACCGATTCTTGTGCGGTCGCCCGCGCGGAACGATTCAAACCATTCGTCAATCGTGCCACCAGAATAAATGCCATTCGCCAATAAGAGCGGAATAATTAGCGTCGGATCTTCTTCCGGTTCCTCTTCGTCAATCGGTAGCTTTGAAAATGTCTCATTGCTCTTTTGATATTCGCCGCGAACCAATACGCCCAACATCTTTTCAAACTCGTCACGGTAGCGGATCATTCTTTCGCCGCGAACCTCGGCAATTTCATCAGCAAGACGTTCCAGCTTATCGGCGCGAATACGTGATAGCGGTCGCTTGTCAAAGATTTCCGGCAGCATCTCCAAAAGAATTGCTCGGGAATCCCTGTCAGAATCGTTCAACTCGCGCGCAAACTCGTCACCGAGCATGTTGCCAAGCCCAATGACGTAGAATTGTCTGCGAATATATTGGTCAGGGAGATTATTCGCCATTGTTCATATTACCCGCATTAGGCGCATCCAATCCGCGCCCCGTGGTATCAATTTCGTTTTCAATGTCTTCCCAAGCCGTTTCGGATAAGCCGCCCTCTCTCGCCCATTCGTGAATGTCTTTCATTGCGAGCGGTGCGCCCATATTCCACGCCTG